TTTTATAATATTTTATAATATTTTATTATATTTTATAATATTTTATTATATTTTATAATATAAAATGACTTTTCTAGATGGTTTAATGGCTCCTTTTGGCAAAGAGCATTGTATGTTTTTTTATTATTTAGGATATTTTAGTTTAGCAGCAGTTCTTTTATCAGTTATAGGAATAATGATAGCTCTATATAAAAAGAATTACAAGATACTTGGTTTCGCAACATCCTATTTTTTAACCTTTATACTCATGTATTACGTTTATAGATTAAATTATTCGGTATGTTTGGGTGCTTATAAATAAACTTTTATTATAATAGAAACAATTATATAAATATTATATAATTAATTATATAATATTTGTAATAAATAAATCTATAATATTTATGAAAATATTAAGCATAGATATAGGTATTAAAAATTTAGCATATGTGATTTTAGAATGTGAAGTTGTAGATAATAAAAATAATACTAATGATTTTAAAGAGTTTAAAGATTTTAAAATTATTAAATGGGATGTAATAAATTTATGTAACAAATTGATTTCGTGTAATCAACAATGCTGCTCAAAAGAAGCCAAATTTCATAAAGACAATGTTTTTTATTGTAAAAATCACACAAAAAAAACCGAGTATTGTTTGCCTACAAGTAATATTAAAACACTTCATAAACAATCTGTTGCTAATCTCTCAAAACTCATTGAACAATATCAAATTAAAATAGAAAAACCAATAAATAAAGCCTCACTAATAAAATTACTAGAAGAATATTTAAATACAACGTGTTTTGAAGCCATTGAAAGTGTTAACGCAAACAATGTAAATTTAATAGATATAGGCATCAGTATTAAAAACGAATTAAACGAATTATTTAAAGATTTTGATTTATCTAGTATTGACCAAATTATTTTAGAAAATCAAATAAGTCCTATTGCTAATAGAATGAAAACTATTCAAGGCATGATATCTCAATATTTTATAGATTGTAATAATTATAATATTAAATTTATATCGGCAACAAATAAATTAAAACCATTTACTAGTAAAGAAAATAAATATATGTGCGGTTATAAAGACTATTGTAATGTTAATAACGTTAAAGAAGTTAAAGAAGTTAAAGAAGTTAATGAAGTTAAAGATATTAAAGAAAATAAAGAAGTTAAAGACAAAAAATTATCATATAATGAACGAAAGAAACTCAGCATTTATTACACAAAACAACTATTAGAGCATAAAAATATGTCACCAGAACATGCTTTTTTTATTAAACATTCAAAAAAAGATGATTTAGCAGATTGTTTTTTACAAGGAATTTATTATTTAGAAAATTTTAATGTATTAAAATAATTAATAATTATTAATTGTTATTAATTGTTATTAATTAATATATAATATATAATGCGGAGTATTTAAAAATTAAACTTCTATTTTTATCATAATAGTTTTAATGGATATTATAGAAATAGAACCTGAAACTTTAAATATTGATAATTTTCAAATTCCAGAATTTAAAATAAACGATTCAGATGTAGAAGAAATTATATCAAAAAGACCATCTTCTAATTTTGGAGGCGGTATTGAATTATTAATGAATGGAAAAAATATAACTGATAAAAAAACATCGACATCAATAGATATTGAAGATATTACAACCTTAGAAAATGAATTAAATGATTTAACAGATAATAGTAGTTCAAAACAATTTGATGAAAAACTAAAGTTAAATACTACTATTGACTCGGATAATAAAAAAGAAATAAATTATAATCAATCAACGCCTAGTGCCAATAAAAAATCTATTTTTGGAGGTATATTTGGTGATTCTAAAAACAATGGTTCTAATATTAAACCAGTCACAAAAAATAATGAAAATGACGCAGTAAATTTAGGAAAATCAACCGCAAATATGAATGAAAATAAAACTTGGGACGGATTTGGTAAATTTAATAATGTTCCTATTAATTTAGACAAAGCACAAGAAAAACCTGAATTGACAAAAGAAGAGGAATTAAAAGAAAAGTTCAAATATTTACGCAAGTTAGAAGACCTAGAGAGAAAAGGGGTTTCTCTCAGTAAACGTTATAATATGGATTCTAATTTAAATGAAATGATCGGAGAATATGAAACTATTATTGCTGAAAAAGAAAAATCAAACGCTATTAAATTTCAAGGAAAAATGTTAATGGCTTGTATAACCGGATTAGAGTTTTTAAATAATAAATTTGATCCTTTTGATATTAAACTTGATGGTTGGGGTGAGCAAATAAATGAGAATATTGATGAATATGATGAAATTTTTGCTGAATTACACGAAAAATATAAATCTAAAGCGAAAATGTCTCCTGAATTAAAATTATTGTTTCAATTAGGCGGTTCAGGAATGATGATTCATATGTCAAATACACTATTTAAATCTTCGATGCCTGGAATGGATGATATTATGCGTCAAAATCCTGAATTAATGAAACAATTTACACAAGCCGCGGTAAATACTATGGGTCAATCTAAACCCGGATTAGGTGGATTTATGAATGGATTATTTGGAAATAATGGTTCAAATCCTGGATTTGGAGCATCTATGCCACCAAATGTAAATTCAGGTCCACCTCCACCACCAGTTGAATCTAAATTACCTGAACGCAGTCAAAGAATGCAAAACATAATAAATCGCCCAGATATTATGTCGGCACGCGGTATGGAAATGGATAATGGTGAAGGTAATCCTTATAATGAGCAACGCATTACACGTCCAGAAATGAAAGGTCCTTCAATTGCTCCTCCTAGTCAAAACATTGCGTCTTTATTAAGTGGTTTAAAAACTAAACAACTTGACGTTAATGAAAAAAAAAATAATGAATCAAGCACTATTAGTATTGAAGATTTGAGAGATTTGACAAATGCTAAAATACCAACAAAATCTAAACGCAGGCAACGAAGCGATAAAAATATTGTGAGTTTAGATATTTAAGTATTTTAAGTATAATAAAAAATATTATTAAAATTAATAACATATATTGTGTTATATATGTTATTATGATTGGTTACTTGTTTTTTAATTGGGTTTAGACTTAGTCTTTTTTATAGACTTCTTTGTTTTAGACTTCTTTGTTTTAGACTTCTTTGTTTTAGACTTCTTTGTTTTAGACTTCTTTTTTTTTCTTAAAATTGATTTGCCACCATCGACATTGACAAATTCTTTAATATCAAATTCTTCGCTATTAATTCTAGGGTCTGTTTTCTCTAATCCCAAATAAGGAGTATCTTCTGGTTTAATTGTGATTAAATCTCTCACAATTGGTTGCTCCTCTTCTTCTGTTAATTCTTTTTCTAATATATTTCTCTTTTGTATAAGTTGTCTTAATATACTATTATACTTAATCTTTCTCTCTTCATCTATCAAGTATAAATCAGCATATGGTTCATGCTTATGCTCATAATATCCTTCAAATATTGAAGGATGCACTCCTGATTTTGGATTTATACACATACTAATTGTTAATACAGCATGAACATAATTTTCTTCCTTTAATAGTCTATTAACATAATCTACTATTTTAGTTTTATTTTTTTGAGCATTTAAATATAATGGTCTTAAAAACTGCTCCCTATCAAAGTGCGGTATTACACTAAGATCATCTAGTTTTAATTTTTTTCTGGCATTGCCATTCAAATATAACTCTCTAAATACTAGTTCTTCTTGATTAATCCTTCCTGCTCTCCCGAAGTCAATTACAAATGGAAATATAGTTGTGCGTTCTGTATTTAATTGGTCCTCATGTTGTTCTGACTTTTTTTCTTCTATATTAGAACATATCATTATATTATCACTATGAATATCTGAATGATGAAATCCTTTTATTGCTAATAATGATGCCATATAATATGTAAAAAAATTTTGTAATTCTTCACTTCTATTAACACAATTTAATTCTATTGACTCATCGAGTATTGTATATTTATAAAAAGATTTTTTAGTAAGTTTTTTACCGGCATTATTTTTAAGAGTATTTTCATAAAAATCTGTATAGCTAGTACATTCAATAAATTCCATAACAAATATGTTCTGAACTCGGTTACTTGTTTTAGGATCTTTCTTGTTAATAAAAGTACAAAACTCCGTATAGTGTTCCTTACTTGCTTTTGATTTCAATAAATTATAAAATGCTGAACCAATTATTGTCATTCCTTCATGATTATTTATTTCTTGTTGAAAAAGAAAACTGGGACATAACGGCAACATATTAGTTTGTGATCCAAGTGTTTCATGAATAGTAATCTCATTTTCTACTTCAACTTGAGGATATCCTATTAAAAGTTTAATTATTAACACACTAGGTGCCTTAATATTATATAATGAATTGCTAATATTTTTAAAGTTGATGTCAAATTTTTTATTAAATTTTATCTTAAATATACATGAAAAATCAAATCCTCTTCTTCTTGTATCACTTAGTGCAATAATTTCAATTGATGTGTCTGAATCTTTTAAAATGCTATATATTATTTTTCTTATATTGTTTTCATCTTTTAAAACTTCATCTGTAAATAAAACAGCTCCACCTTCAATAGTCATATATAATATATGACTATAGTTTAATAATAATTAATAATAATTAATAATAATTAATAATAATTAATAATAATTATTCAATCGCTTTGATTTCTTTGATTTCTTTGATTTCTTTTTATATAATTTGCTTCGTCTTTGTTTACGTGTTTTTTTTCGGTATTGTCGTTTAATATATTTGCCCCCATCAGGGTTTATTAGCGATAATAATTTCTCTTTTCTTAATTCTAAAAATTGTTTAATTTTTTCATCATAATCGATAATAATCTTTTTATAATCTCTACTCTTTTCATCCATTATATTTATTTCTTCAAACATACTATAAAAAGTTTCATATAATGTGTTGTAATCATTTTGGAAGAAAGCATACATAAACATTGATGGTTCTTTAATGGAAGCATTTATACTTATACACATACTAATAACTATTATAGCATATACAAATTCTCCGCTTTCCAGTTTCTCGTTAATAAATTGTGCTATGTTATTGCTATGATTTATTGCTTCATAATATATATCTATAAGTTTAACAGGCACTTTCTTTTTTTCCCATATTTTTTTTTCTCTCGTTACAGGATTGACACCTAGTAATAAAACTCTAAACTTTAAATTCACAATTTTTTCTGCTTTTCCAAAATCGATTAAAATTGGATTTACATTTATTTTGGCTTCATCTATTTTATCTGTTTTTTCTTTTAATTCTGAACAAACTAAGACATTATTTGTATGAAGGTCGCCATGACTATAACCTTCGAGTGCCAATAATGTTGCCAAATAAAGTAAATAAAACACTTCCTCTGTATGTATTTTTGGTAAATCTAGTCCAGTATTATATAAAAATTTCTGACCATATTTTAATTGTCTTTCTTCAGTACTATTTCTAGAAATAACATGATATATTTGAAATAATGTTTTACAATCAACATATTCCATAATAATCATTTCCTGTATTATATTGTATAATGTATAGTCTTTTAATTCTAGTGTGCTATTATGTGTAGGTAATAATTTGTCCTGTATTTTTAGCGTTGTAAGCAAGTATGTCTCAAAAGAATCAAATTGTGTCTTATCTTTTTTAATCAAATTATAAAATGCTTTACCAAGTGCTGTTAAAGTTGATTCTGCTGTCCCATTATTTATACGTTCATGATAGAGTAAACTTGGACATAGCGGCATAGTATTACTTTGCGATCCAACTGCTTTATGAATAGTAATTTCATTTTGAAATTGACTTTCATTTATTGTAATAGGTAGTAATTTGGCTATATTATTTTGCCCTGGCATACCTAACGAAATAGTAGTAGAAGTAAAATTATGTGCCAGAAGTTTAACTATTAACACTCTGGGTGCCTGTATACTTGTATCTATTTTTAAAAAATATTTATTAAATATGTCGCTATCAAAATTTATTTTGAATATATATGTAACACCTTGTCCTGGATTGTTTTTGTGAAGAAATTCACTTCTTGTAGTTGGATGCTCCAATATTTCTAATATTATTTCTTTTAGACCTTTTGTTTTAGTATCGACCAAAATAGTCCCTCCTTTTAAATTTATTTTGTTTATATTTTTATACATACACCTATATTATAAAAATATTATAAAAATATTATAAAAATATATATTAAAAATAGTATGGTATTTACTTGTGATTTTTGTAATAAAAACATACCTGAATATTGTAGTTTATATTTTGGATTTGATTGTTTGTGTTGTAGTAATCATTGTCGCTCACAAGTTATTCAATTAAATTTACAAATTGACCCCAAAATGAATAATCCACATACTTGGTTTATACATAAATTAAGAGCAAAAAAAAATAAAGATATCACGCTTTCAAAACCAAAATCCTTAACAAATTTATTAACACAATTACAAATACAAGCGTGAATACTTTTTATTTTTATTTTTATTTTTATTTTTTATAGTCTTTATTTTCTTTGGTCGATGTATTTTCTTTTTATGTAATTTATTATAATTTTTAGTTCTGGTTTTTTTAGATCGATATTTTCCACCACTTGCTTGTGTCGAGTGTTGTATAATATGTGTAATATGTTGTTGTTCTAATGTTGCTCTATCATTAATTGCTTCTCTTATTAATATATTTAATGCATGTGCGTTTTCTCTAGTCATATAAAAAAAACTATTATAAAGTGGAGAATTTTCTTCTTGTGCTATTTTAAACATTGAACCATGTTTATACCTACACATAGTAAGTATCAATATTGCTTGAACATACAAATGTTGATTTTTTATTAAGTCCGATACAATATCTTCAATAGTGTTAGTTCTAAGTAATGGGATCAATGTGTTATATACTTCAATATAAAATGCGGCATCTCTTTGAAAGTCGGCATTACTTAATTGTGCATGGGTAAATGGTTCAAAATCTAATTTATAAAGAGGTGCTGCTCTACCAAAATCAATTATGTATGGAACTACATTTAATCCATGTTGTGTTAATAAATTTCCAAACGCATTTAAAAAAAACGGATTGCCACTAGTTGAAACAAGCATAATATTTCCTGAATGTGGATCTCCGTGAGAATATCCTTTTTCAGCTAATAATGTTAATAAATAAAATGTATAAAAATTTTTCAAGAAGGTTCTATTTATTGTAAAAGGGAATTGGGGATCAACTATTGATAAACTTGGCGGTAATTGACTCAATCCTTGATATAATGTTATTCCATCAATCATTTCCATAATTATTATTGTTTGTTTATAGTGACTTCTATCCACCGGAAGTCTAAGCCTTCTTATAAAGGTCTCCTGTCTTTCCTTTAAATTATGGGTGGTTAATAATTGAGAAAATGCGTTCCCTATAGTAGTAAATTGTTGAAGGGATTGTTGTATAATTTGTGCAAAAATATAACTGGGACTTATTGGAAATACGTTTTCTCTCTTATCAGCAGAAGCAATATCAAAATGAGTTCGTGCTTCTATACGAAAATCTGCATTATCAATCCTATCGTAGGTATATTTTATTATTAATATTCTTGGTGGAACATATGTAGGAACATCTCGCGGAGCATTCAATGGTAAACCTAATAAATAATCACCAATACCTTCAGCAAAAGTTAGTTTATATATTACACTATTATTGTTCTCTTGTTCTGCAACTACTTCGATGCTTGTTGTAAGTGCTAATATTTGTAATATTTGTTGTTCCATTTCTTGTGCCGTGGCTACAGAATTCCTAAATAAAACACTTCCGCCTTTATAACTCATATATATTTTATATATATTTTATATATATAAAATATATATAATTCCATTTTTATTCATCGCTTTTTATTCATCACTTTTTATTCATCACTTTTTATTCATCACTTTAAAACTCTACATTTTCTAATTTATTATTTTTTACTATTACAACAGGTTTTTTAATATTTAATTTAATAATTCCTCTGTGCATTTTTTGTTTATACGACAAACAATCATATGGCACTTTCTTATAAATAGTTGTTTTGTCTTTTGTTACAGCAATAGTATACATAAGAACCATTAGTTATTATACTATTTGAATATATTATAATAATTAATAAATTTTAAATAAT